ATTGACTTGGCTATTCTGTTTACCTGGAGAGCTGTAGCTAAACTTCGTAACTCTCTTAGTACGAACCTTTTGATTCTCGATGAAGTGTTCGATAGTTCTCTTGATGGTAACTCGGCTGAGGATTTGCTAAAGATTCTACAGAACATCAGCAGAGATTCTAACGTGTTCATCATTTCTCATAGAGACACTCTACACGACAAGTTCGAGAATGTTATCAAGTTCGTAAAGACAAAATCTTTTAGTAGGATTGCAGAATGAAAGTTATTGATTACCGAGACCCTCAACTGAAAGAGAAGTCTGAACCTTTTGATTTCAAGAACCCACCGTTTGATCCGGTCGAGTTCTCTCAAGATCTTATCAAGTTCATGTATGATAACAACGCGATTTGTCTCTCTGCACCTCAAGTCGGGATTCCTCTAAGAATCTTTGGTATGAGAGGCGCACCAGAGAATTTTGTTTGTTTCAACCCTAGGATTGTTATGCCTAGCGAAGATCAAGTTCGGCTTGATGAAATTAGCTTGACTTATCCTGGATTAGAGGTTAAGATAAAGCGTCCGCAACATTGTAAGGTTCGTTTCGCCACTCCGAATGGTGAAATCAGAACTGAAACGTATACCGGTATGACAGCTCGTGCGTTTCAACATTGTATGGATTTTCTAGATGGTGAGGTTTTCTATCAAAAAGCAAATCCGATCCATCGTCAACAAGCTTTGAGGAAATGGAAACGTAAGTGAACATCTTCTATGTCTCGCCTGACCCTGTGCAAGCTGCTCAGTGGATGGTCGACAAACACGTCGTAAAGATGATTCTAGAATCTGCGCAGTTGCTTTCGACTGCGCATCGAGTGCTAGACGGTAGGGAAATTGCTGGTAAGTCTAAAACTGGTCGCAACGCCAAACGTTGGATTCTTGACGATGCGCGCGATACTGTCCTGTATCAAGCCACGCACATCAACCATCCTTCTGCTGTATGGGCGCGCAAGTCGGTCGAGAACTACAACTGGCTTGCAGAGCACCTTTTTGCTCTCGGGGAAGAGTACACCTATCGCTATGGTAAGACCCATAAGTGTTTCGGGGAACTCAGCTACCAGCTGCAATCTCCTCCTAAGAATCTGACTAACTATGATATGACGACAATGCCTTCTGCTATGGCTCCCGAATACGTTGTCAGCGAAGACCCAATCGTCAACTACCGTAATTACTACAAGATCGGGAAAGCAAGAATGCACTCCTGGAAAAATCGTCAACCTCCTGAATGGATTATTTGATTATGACATATGAAATTGAAGATTACGAAATCCACGCTCTCCGTAGCATTCAAAAAAAGCTACACGGTCAAGCTACTGCGATGGGTTGGCACAAAAATCCGCGCGAAATTGGCACAATGATTGCTCTTTGTCACTCAGAGCTTTCCGAGGCTCTTGAAGGTGCGCGTAAGAACCTTATGGACGATCATCTCACAGAACGCACAATGCTTGAAGTTGAGCTTGCCGATACCATCATTCGCATTCTTGATCTTGCTGCTCGCGAGGGTCTTGACGTAGCTGGCGCTCTTGCTGAGAAACATCACTATAACGCAAATCGCGCAGATCACCAATTACAAAATCGCATGGCTACTGGCGGAAAAAAGTTTTGACTTTTCCATATATACGTAGTATAATGCAATTAGTCAATAAGGAGACCTCATATGGTTAAGACACTCGTAATCAAAGCTAACAATGCTGACGACACACTCGGTACATTCATCACCAAAGATCGATACGATATGGTGATTGAAGAAGATACTGATCTGTACGCTGAATCAGTTACAGGCGATCTTACTGAAGACAATATCATTTTCAAGTTCCGCAAGAATGTTTTTACTAAAGAAGAATGTGACTCTGCATATGCTGGTCTAAGGGAAGCAGCAACTGAGTCGCAAAACCGTGGTCTTGCTGCTGGTCCGCGTGGCGAAATCCTCGGATCTCAGGGTCGTCAGCATCGCGATTGGGTGACCGAGTATCATCAAAACATTCTTGATTTTCTGCTTCGCCCCGATAATGCTATCTTTCAAGAAGATACAATCGAATCAATTCGTGCTGAACACCGGAACAACCCAAAGAAGGAAGAAACTCGTGGTCGTGTTTGGCTTCGTTCCGAAGTTTGTAAACACTATCCGGAATACCATGGTTGGTTTGACAAGTGGGTCGATGGTCTTCATAATATGTCTCGTGAAGACCAGCGAAATGAAGCAACCAATGTTTTCAACAATTTCATCTCAGAGACCAACTACGCTCAGTCGGTTATGTCTGGTATCGCTGGTTACTTCGATCGTTATCCGCGTATTCCGCACGGTCGTGCTACTTCTTACACCGAGAAGAATCTCGAAAAGTTTACACTTTGCTACCCTTATCTCCGCAAACTGAATCAACAATTCAAGGAACTAATCCCCGAAAGATGGAAGGCTCAACGTAATGAAGCTGACAAGCTTGATCCGCGATTTCTTATTGATGACACTGTGTTTACTACTCTTACTGTCAATCATAATTGGCGCACAGCCTGTCACCGTGATGCTGGCGATCTCACTGTTGGTTTCAGCAATATTTGTGGAGTCACTGGACCGGAAGGTAAAGGATGGAAAGGTGGTCAGTTCATTCTTCCTGAGTATCGGGTTGCTATTAACCTTCAACCTGGTGATATGCTTCTTGTTAACAATCACGGAGGTATTCACGGCAATGATGAGCTGATTGGCGACGATAATGATCGTATGACCATTGTTGCTTACTTCCGCGAGAAGATGGTTGATCTGAAGTCTTGGGATTATGAGCAGCTTCGTAAGCAATACATCGAAGAACGTCGTGCCAATCGCGATCACAAGTACTATCGTCCGCTTTGGAACGGTGTTTCTCCTGCTATGTGGGAAGAACAAGAGTGGTATGACTATATGAAGAAACACAATATGCAGGATCCTTACGCTAAGCAAGAAGCTTCAAGTCTTGCTGGATTCTTCGAATGATAGATGTTGAATACGCAAAATACAAAGACTGTTTTGTTAGAAAGGGTTTGTCTGTTGACAAACAGATGATCAAACAATGCTTTGACAACTACAAAGATTTTGACGATTTGGAAAATGCAGTTGTCATGGATTGGGGGATGAACATTGGTGGTTTTGGTAAGCTGATGTCAACCAAACCAATCAAGAGTTACATTGGCGTTGAATGTCATCCGGAAAACTTTGTAGTTGCAACCAAAAATCTTGGAAACTACTCTAACTACAAATTGCTCAATGCAGCTGTCACTACCTTGGAGGTCGATGAAATTGATCTCTATCTGACAACAAGCAAACAAAACTTTTGTTCTGGTACAATCAATTTGAAAAATAACAATGCCAAGGGTTTGCGAAAGATTCGTATCCCTGTCAAAACAATAAATGCCAAACAAATAATTGAAGAGTATCAACCTAGCCATCTGAAATGTGACATTGAGGGTGAAGAGTATCGAATTTTCGATGATCTTGATTGGGTGATTCCTTCTTGCGTAAAACAGCTAGCTCTAGAATTTCATTGGCAAGATAAGATCCTGGATTACAATACCTACCTAGAAAAACTTTTGAAACAGGGTTTCAAACCTGTATATGAAAATTTAAATTACGTAAAAGGCGAGAACATTGCTAGTTTCAACGGAAGTGAGATTAGTTACAGAAACATTTGGGGGTTGGATTGTCTCTACAAACGATGAGTTATGTGCATCAAGAAAACCGAGACAAACCCTATATTGATTGGCGGTTGCCCGAAAATCGTAAAAAGGGATTTTTGCTGTGGTTGGATTGGAGATTGACTTACAACGACCTTGATCACTACATGGTCGCGAACACCTACCGAAATTCCACTGGGCTAAAGTCGCCCACTGGGAAACCTATGACTGATGAGCAAACTCTGTGGTATTGTTTGCTTTTCGGATGCACATATCAAACTGAGATGGCATGGGTGTTATATTACAATTTCCCGAATTTCTGGGAGATTGATTTTGATGATCTTGCTAAGTGGAATGTAGCAAATCTAGACAAGCAACTTTACGCAAAAGACACCAAGTATAACAAGGGTCGTATCGTAGAACAAGTTAAGTCGATGAGAAATATTATTGAGCCATACGGTTCAATAAGAAAGTGGGTCGATAATCAGTTAGTTGATGATGAAAGTCAATCGTTCTTCAATGTCTACAACGAAACACTCAAACTGCATAAATTCGGCAGAATGACTTCTTGGTTGTTTACGCAAGCATTGTTTGAAACAGCCAATGTTCCCATAAGACCAGACACGATGCTCTGCACCGACCCTTCTAGCTGGTCAGTCAGGTCTGGTTTGTGCTACCTTTACAATCGAAATGATATTATTGAATCCGAAACTAAGAAGTCTCTTAGCAAGGATGATATGGCTTTCGTTGCCGTAAAAGAAAAAGAACTCTACAAAGAAGCAGCAGATTACATCTCACCAAGTAATAAGAAAATATTTTCAAACTTCCTCTTGGAGTCGCATCTCTGCCAGTACAAGAAACTTATGCTTGGCGGTGATTATGCTGGGCATTCCTCTGGCGACCATGTCTCTAGAGCGTTGCATCTTCGAGAGAAATGGATCAACGAAGTCAATTTTGATGCATTCTTCGAAGATGCTATTATGAATCATCATCCTCTTGTTAGAGGAAAAAGAGAAAGTAAGGCTCTAAGAGATCTTTGTCTCAAGACAGGGCAGATGATCAATATGCATCAAGATCATGATTTTATGCCAAATCTTTACCTTGAAATTGGTCTGGACTCTGAATGGCTGATGGACCGAGACAAAGATCGAATGATCGTGCAGGCGATCGATACATATAAAAATGACCACATTGATGAAAAAGGTCTTGCGAAATTCATGGTTTCATAGTATAATGATACTATAACTTGAGTTCGTTTCTTCTCTAATAACATAAAGGATCAACAAATGGCAAAGAAAATCCGCGTAGCGGTCGCTGGTATTGGAAACTGTCTTTCTTCTCTCTATCAAGGACTTGAATACTACAAAGATCACGATGAAAACAATATTCCTGGGATTATGCTTACCAGGATTGGTGGTTATCATCCAGCTGACATTCAGATTGTAGCTGCTTTCGATGTTGATCGCCGAAAGGTTGGTCGACCTCTTGGTGAGGCTATTTTCGCAAAGCCGAACTGTGCTCGTGTTTTTTGTGAAGATGTTCCGGATGGTCCAGTTGTGCAAATGGCTCCCATCTTTGATGGTGTCAGTGAATACATGCAAGAGCAGCCTGAGAAGTATGGATTTCGTATTTCCAACGAAACCCCAGTGGACATTGTTCAAGTTCTGAAGGATACAAAGGCTGACATCCTGATCAACTATCTACCTGTTGGATCCCAGGAAGCAAGTGAGTTCTATGCGCAATGTTGTATTGATGCCAACGTTGCCTTTCTAAATTGTATCCCAGTGTTTATCGCTTCTGATCCGCAGTGGGAAAAGAAGTTCATTGACGCAGGTTTGCCTTTGATTGGTGATGATATGCGTTCGCAGGTTGGCGCTTCAATTCTTTCGCAGGTTCTACAGGAACTGGCTTTTGATCGCGGTGCCGTTGTTGACTTCCATCAGCAGATCAATATCGGTGGCAACACAGACTTCAACAATATGATGGTGCAAAGTCGTTTGGACTCTAAGAAGAAGTCTAAGGAAAATGTAATCCGCGCGCAAAACGATCTTCGCGGTATTCCAATTGATTCCGAGGCTTTGTTTGCTGGTCCGTCTACATTCATTCCTTATCTCAAAGACAACAAGGTTGCCTATCTAAACATTCGCATGCGCGGATTTGGTGATGCTCCTATCACTATTGACTGCAAGCTTTCTGTTCAAGATTCAGAAAATTCAGCAGGTGTTGTTATTGATGCCATCCGTTATCTGAAGGTAGCTAGGGAAATGGGTATTGTTGGCGCGCTTCGTGGTCCATCAGCTTGGACTCAAAAAACTCCCCCACAACAGATGCAGTATTCGGATGCAAAGGCAGAGTGCATTGCTTTCGCTGCTCGTGATATTGCGAAACTCAAGGCAGTCAATTCTTATCAATGATCAATACTTTTGATATTGATGGTGTGATCAATTTCGGTGAGTATGATGGTATCTATCCAGGTAAGGATGATATCATCATCACCGGGAGAAGCTTTGAAGAAGAACCAGAGACTTACGCTATGCTTTCACGTAAAGGTATAAGTAACAAAGTCTTCTTCAATCCGCTTAAGTTTGAAAACAAGTCTCGAATCACTTCCGGACAATTCAAAGGTAGGATCATTGAAAGTTTGATCAGTCAAGGATACCAGCATGGTATTCACTTTGAAGATGACGAAATCCAAATCCAAGAAATCCGAAAGATTGTGCCAGGTGTACGTATTGTGCACGTAGTTTCTAATCTTGTTGAAAAAGAGAATGTGAGGCATAAATGAAAGTGATTGCAATCGGCGGCGAACCTGGCGCTGGTAAGACTACACTAATGAAGAAGCTGATTGCATCTCTTGGTGTAGAGCCTAAGTATGATGCTGTCAAGCTCGTTCCTTATCTACAAAAGGACAACGTATACGTGCTCGGTAAGTATGAGGAAGGTGAAGTGTTCGCTGGTACCGACCGTATGAGTATGGCTGTTCAACCAGAAGCCATCAAATTCCTCGCCACTCTCCCTGAAGACTCAATCGTTTTGTATGAAGGCGATCGGTTGTTCACTGCTTCTTTCCTAGAAGATTGCTTAGACAAGTACGATCTTAAGATTGTCTATCTTTCTACAACAAAAGAGGTGCGTAAGGAACGATACGCAGAACGCGGAAGCAATCAAAATGAAACTTGGCTGGCGGGTAGAGAAAGCAAGGTTGCAAACATCCTTGGAAATCTGGTTCTGACTTGGAGCGTTATCAAGTACAAGAACAACAGCCTTATAGATCAGGAAATCATATACAACGAAATTATGGAGATGATTGATGGGAAAAATTGACTATAAGTACGACGAAGGGTTGATTCTTCAGGATTTTCTTGCCTATATAGATAAGACGTACGGTGAGCACTACAAAGCATCTGACAACATTGAGTGTTTTGATGCCTGGATCGCGTTAGGCGATGCCACCACTACTTTCCGAGATACAGCAATCAAATACCTTTGGCGCTACGGAAAGAAAAACGGAAACAACAAAGCCGACTTAACAAAAGCTATTCATTACATCGTACTGATGATGTATAACGATCACTACAAACAAAAGGATTAGATCATGGAAATTTCTATTCAAATTGAAGAACTTCGCAAGCGTAAGCTGTTTCTTGCCGCACCAATGTATGGTGGTCAATGCGCAGGTATGTTTGCTAAGTCCGTAGCAGACTTATCTTCTATCTGCACCTCAAACGGTATCGAGCTACGCTCTTACTTCCTGTTCAACGAATCACTCATCACTCGCGCGCGAAACTACTGCGTTGATGAGTTTATGCGTTCTGACTGCACACATATGATGTTTATTGACTCGGACATCGGGTTTGATCCGCGTGATGTTCTTGCAATGCTTGCATTACAGAGTGATGATTCAGAATATGACGTTCTTGCTGGTCCGTATCCTAAGAAGTGCATCAGCTGGGAAAAGATCAAGCTCGCTGTCGACAAGGGTGTTGCTGACGAAGACCCGAACGTTCTTGAAAAGTATGTTGGTGATTTCGTATTCAATCCGAAGGGTGGCGGTGGAAACATTCGTATTGATGTTCCGGTCGAGGTTATGGAAGTCGGCACCGGATTTATGATGACTCGCCGTTCAGCTTTTGAAAAGTTTGAAAAGGCATTCCCTCATTACAGCTACAAGCCTGACCATGTCCGCACCGAAGCTTTCGATGGTTCGCGTGAAATTATGCAGTACTTCCAAGCTGAAATTGATCCTGTTTCTAAGCGTTATCTTTCAGAAGATTATTGGTTCTGTCAGAAGATGATTGAGATCGGCGGTAAGGTCTGGTATTGCCCATGGATGAAGCTACAGCACGTAGGCTCTTACATCTTCGGTGGTTCTCTTATTGATCTTGCTTCTATCGGAGCGCCTGCTACTGCTGACATAAATCAGTTGGGCAAGAACAAGAAAAAGTCTTGACTTTTTTGTCTTTTGGCTTTATAATGACAATATCAGTGAACATTGGAGATATATAATGCAACTTAGTGCCAAGACTATCAACATTCTGAAGAACTTCTCGACGATCAATTCTTCGATCGTCCTGAAGTCTGGTGGGGTGATTTCTACCATTTCGCCAAGCAGCACGATTATGGCTAAGGCGACTGTTCCGGATGAGTTCCCCGGTGCCCATGGTATCTATCAGGTCAATCGTTTCATCGGCGCGTTGTCGATGTTCGAGAATCCGGAGATCGAGTTCGGTTCTAACTCTGCAACCATTTCTTCAGGCAAGGAGTCTATGGACTATCCTTTCTGTGAAGTTTCCACCATCAAGGTCGCTCCCGAGAAGGAAATCAAGCTTCCGTCTGTTGATGTTGAATTCACACTCACTAACAAGGCATTCCAGAGTGTGATGAAGGGTCTGGGTGTGCTTAGCCTTCCAGAGATTGCTGTTATCGGTGATGGTACCAGCGTGTTCCTTTCTGCTATTGATTCTAAGACTGGTTCGTCAGGTCAATATCGGATTGACGTTGGTGAAACAGATAAGGCATTCCGCGCTATCTTCCGAGCTGAGAATATGAAGATCATGGACGGCGACTATCAGGTTCAGATTTCGTCTAAGGGAATCTCGAAGTTCGTCGGTATTGAAGCGACTTACTGGATCGCCGTGGAAGCTTCTAGCACTTTTTGA